CCTGTCCTGTGGTCAATCGCACAGGTTATGGTCAAGATGCCACTTACACAATGGAATCCACTCACGCTGCAAGGCGCTGGTCTATTCCATCTCGCAATGGGTGCCGTCCTTGGTATTGCCGCATGGTCCCGTGGTCAAGAAAAGATCCAAGGTGTAACTAAGTAAGGATGAATTGATATGGATAATGCACAACCTGTAGCTTCGATTATGATGCTTCGTCTTGTTAACGGTGACGAAGTTGTTGGTAAGGTAAGTGTAATTCAGAATATGGTAAAGGTAGTAAAGCCTGCTGCTGTTATGTTGCAGCCAGGTCCTGGTGGTAAAGCGCAGATGGCTCTTGTAGATTTTATTCCTATGGCTAAAACTAAGGAAATCTTACTCGACTCGCGCAATGTGCTTTTCACTTACGAGCCAGACGATCAGATTGAATCTGCGTATCAGCAGAATTTCGGATCAATGTTAGTGTTACCTAAGAAAGGCATCTTGACACCGGCATCTTAATGTAGTATGATAACTTATGTCAAAGTTTTATACTAACGCTATCGAATACGGCAACAATATTCTCGTTCGCGGTTACGACCGCGGACGACCATTCAACGAGAAGATTCCATATAAGCCCACAATGTTTGTTCCATCAAAGCGTACCGACGCTAAGTGGAAGAATATCCGTGGGCTTTTGCTTGATCCGATGCCTTTTGAATCCATGCGCGACGCTAAGGACTTTATTAAGCGTTATGAAGATGTAAGTAACTTCTCTATCTACGGTATGCCACGCTTTTTATATGCCTATCTTAACGACGAGTATCAAAACGAAATCGTTTATGATCGTGAACTTATCAATGTTGCTTATATCGACATCGAGGTTAGTTCAGAGTTTGGCTTTCCAACTGTAGAACGTGCGTCTGATACTGTTACAGCTATTACGCTGAAGAAAGATGGTGTCTTTCATGTATGGGGTTATGGAGACTTCAAAACAAACCGCAACGATGTTCAATACTATCAATGCAACAACGAGAAGGAACTCTTTATCAAGTTCCTGAGCGAGTGGAGCAATGGATATCCTGACATCGTAACAGGCTGGAACGTCACGTTCTTCGATATTCCTTATCTTGTGCGTCGCATGAGCGCTGTGCTTGGTGAAAGCGAAGCAAAGCGTTTTTCGCCTTGGAAGATCTTCAAGGAACGTCGTGTTCGTACGAAGTTCAAAGAAGAGACTGTCTATAACATCGCTGGTGTTGCGACTCTTGATTATCTTGAGATGTATCAGAAGTTCACATATACTCAACAGGAAAGCTACAAGCTAGATCATATTGCTTTCGTTGAGCTTGGTGAGCGCAAGCTATCGTATGACGAATATGAAACGCTGCATGAGTTCTATATGAATGACTTCCAGCGATTCATTGAATATAACATTCGAGATACTGAACTTGTCGAAAAGCTCGATGACAAGATGAAGCTGATTGACATGGCTCTCGCGCTCGCGTATGACGCCAAGGTAACATTGCTCGATGTATTTACCCAAGTACGTATGTGGGACGTTATTATTCACAATCATCTATACAAACAAAAGATTGCTGTACCGCTTGACGGAGGTGGTCATAAAGAAGAACAGTACGTTGGAGCTCATGTTAAGGAACCAGTACCTGGTGGATATGACTGGGTTATGTCGTTTGACTTGAACTCTCTATATCCGCATCTAATTATGCAGTATAATATTTCACCAGAGACATTGCTTCGTAACAATCGAGGCGATGCACTTAAAGTAGAAACAAGCGTAGATAAATTGCTTCAAGGTATCTTCCCAGAAGTTCCTAAAGGATACGGACTTGCAGCTAATGGCTGCTTCTTCAGCAAAGACCGACAAGGCTTCTTGCCTGAGATTATGGAACGTATGTACAATGATCGTGTTGTCTATAAAGAAAAGATGATTGCTGCACAGAAGGAGTATGAAGCAACTAAGTCGAAGCAAGCATCAAAAGATATCTCACGCTATAAGAATATGCAACTTGCGAAAAAAGTTCAGTTAAACTCAGCTTACGGTGCAATTGGTAATCCACACTTTCGTTTCTTTGACATAAATCAAGCAACTGCTATTACCCTCGGTGGTCAGCTCTCTATTCGTTGGGCTGAAAACGAAATGAATAAGTATTTGAATAACCTTTTAAAGACAAAGGATTATGATTATGTTATCGCTTCAGATACGGATTCGCTTTATATCTGCTTTGATAGACTTGTACAAATGGTCTTTGAAAAACGAGGAACGAAACTCGATTCTTCTGAAGATTCGAAGCAGATGGTCGTTAACTTTTTGGACAAGGTGGCTCGCGAGAAGATTGAACCTGTTATTGATCGCATCTATCAGGATCTTGCTGATCGGATGGAAGCATTCCAGCAAAAAATGAACATGAAGCGTGAGGTTATCGCTGATCGTGGTATCTGGACTGCGAAGAAGCGATACATCCTCAACGTGCATGATTCCGAAGGTGTTCGTTACACAAAGCCCAAACTAAAGATTATGGGAATTGAAGCAGTCAAGTCATCAACTCCTGCTGTCTGTCGTCAAGCAATTACTGACGCATTGAATATTATTATGACAAAAGGCGAAGAGGACTTACACAAGTTTATTGCAGACTTTAAAGCCAAGTTTACTAAGATGAGTTTTGAAGAAGTTGCATTTCCTCGTTCGATTCAAGATGTAACTAAATATGAAAAAGAAAAACAGAAGAGTATTCCAATTCATGTTCGAGGTGCTCTACTGTACAACGATCTCATCAAAAAGATGAAGCTCCAAAATAAGTATGAGCTTATCAAGGACGGAGAGAAGATTCGTTTCTCTTATATGAAACTTCCAAATCCATTGCATACTAATGTGATTTGTTCGTTCTCTTCGTTACCAACTGAGTTTGATCTAGACAACTACATTGACTATGAAATGCAATTCGAGAAAGCATTCCTTTCTCCTTTGAATACTATTCTACAAACAATTAACTGGAATACCGAAAAGGTGAATACACTTGAGGACTTTTTTTCGTGATTGATAAGTTACTAATGGAGGCATTAGACCGTGCTTCAATGGACAATGAAGTTAGTGTTTTGCTATCTGGCGGTGTGGACAGTGTATCTGTTGCATTTGCTGCTCATCGGTTAGGTAAAAAGATTACCGGCTATACTTTTCATCTAAAGGATCAGCCGACATACGATTCTAATAAAGCAGTATCAATCTGTAAAGATATGGGTTGGAATTGTAAAGTTGTCGAAGTACCAACAGACTATGAGACATTTGAATCGTCGTTTTTAGATTTGGCTAATATATACAACTGTAAAAAGAAAACACACTTTGAGTGTTGTTATCCTTTTTTGTTTGTATATCCACAAATTGAAAACAAAGAAGTATTGAGTGGTTGGGCAGCAGATGGATACTATGGTGTATCAAAGCGTGCCCATTTACATTTCAAAAGTCCAAAGAGTAAGTTCGACGAGTTTCGTACATCGTACTTCAAAGATGAAAACCGTGCTGGATATAACTGGCATAAAAAGATTGCTGATGCAAACAGCAAAAAGTTTATTACGCCATATCTAACACAAGAGGTTTCGGATTACTTCTTTACTATGGATTGGTTTGAATTGAATGAACCATTTCAAAAGCATCATGTTGTTGAAGCATTTCCAGAGTTCAAACAAGTTGGTGGAGTAAAGAAACATATTAATCTTCAACTTGGTTCTGGTATAGACAAACTGTTTGAGCAACATTTGTTTACTAGTAAAAAGTTAAACTTTAACAATAGAAACAGAGTAATGGATATATGTCGTGATTGGTCAGAATATCCAGTATCGACACTAGAGGACTTTTTCTAATGGCTATCAAAGTTCCACAAGAATATGCAGACTATGACTTTGGTTTTACTGGAGTTGACGAGTCAGAAATCAAACAAGATGTTCTTGACGCTCTAAGTGAAAAGGATCAAGCACTTACAGAAAAGGAACAAGAGCTTCAGCAAAAGATCAAAACACTAGAAGCTATTATTGTTCCTCTTCTAAACAATCTGATCAAAACATCAGACAAGGCTTACATTCACTGGCCTAATCGTAAAGATAAGTGTCAAGAAATGCTCGATAGGGTATTGAAAACAACAAGAGGTTTATAATGAGCAATAAGATGTTACAGTTAGATCCACCAATCCCATTAGATACACCAAAGGGTAAAGCTCTAGCGCATTTTCTAGTTGATTATGGCGCAGAACATCACTGGTTATGGGTATGTTTTCAAGATGATACTGGCGAATGTTGGACGTGGGAAAATACGCAAATTAGAGCACAACACAATCCAACATTCGGAAGAAGTTTAAAGAAAGATGACATTTAACTTAGATCGCTGGATGATTATGACAACGGGGATAGCACTCTCCGTTGTCGCTGCGTGGTACTCAGTAACAGGTCTTGTTGCTATCTTCGCAGGTGCATCTCTTGCGATTATTATACTCGGCGGAACACTAGAGTTCGGAAAGATTATTCTAGCTTCTTGGCTTTACAGGAACTGGAAGTATATTCCGCTGATGATGAAAACTTATTTTACATCAGCATTACTTATTCTTATGCTTATTACTAGCATGGGTATCTTCGGTTTTCTTTCTAAAGCTCATTTAGATCAAGTTGCACCAAGTGGTGATGTAGCAGCTAAGATAGAACGTATTGACGAAAACATCGCGCGCGAGCGTGTGCGTATCACTAGGGCAGAACAGCAACTTGGTCAGTTAGATAAAGCTATCGACGCCATCATCGACAGAAACAATCGCGCCCAGACTGCGCTTCAGTTGCGTCAGCAGCAAAGAAAAGAACGCGAAACTATTGCTGCTGAAATGAAAGATGCTCAAAAGAACATTGATACATTGCTTGATGAGAAAGCACCACTTCTTAAGGCTACAAGAGCCATCAAGCTAGAAGTTGGTCCTATTCGCTATGTTGCAGAACTTATCTATGGAGCAGATAGTGAAAAGGACTTAGAGTCAGCTATCCGTGTTATGATTCTGCTCCTTGTTCTAGTCATTGATCCATTGGCTGTGTTACTCATCATTGCTGCCAGCAAAGAGCTTCGTAGAGAAGTTGATAGAATAGAGGCCGTAACAACAGATGGCGATATGTGGGAAACAATAACTTTAGAAAAGAAATCTTGACAATTGGTATGAAACATTATATGATACAAGTATTGGAGGTGAAAAATGTCACTTAAAGAAAAGCTGATTAAGAATAGTACGATTGCATTTACAGCTACACTCGAAGATTCCAAAATCTTTACAAAGAAAGATACGATTCCAACCACTGTGCCAATGATTAATGTGGCATTGTCTGGTTCAGTTGACGGTGGACTTGTTCCTGGTATTACTATGCTGGCTGGTCCTTCCAAGCACTTCAAGACAGGCTTTGCTTTGCTTATGGCTTCTGCGTTCCTTAAGAAGTATTCGGACGGCGTGATTTTGTTTTACGATTCAGAGTTTGGTACTCCGCAGTCGTATTTCAATACATTTGGCATTCCATTTGATGCAGTCGTTCATACACCAGTTATGGACGTAGAGCAGCTGAAGTTTGATATTATGAAACAGCTGACTGCGATTGAACGTGGTGAGCGTGTTATGATCGTTATTGATTCTATTGGTAATTTGGCTTCCAAGAAAGAAGTTGAAGATGCACTTAACGAGAAGTCTGTTGCAGATATGTCTCGTGCGAAGCAGCTCAAGTCGCTGTTCCGTATGGTTACACCATATCTGACAATGAAGGATATCCCTATGGTTGTGGTCAATCACACCTATAAGGAAATCGGTATGTTCCCGAAAGATATCGTTGGTGGTGGTACTGGTTCGTACTATGGTTCAGATAACATCTGGATTCTCGGACGTCAGCAAGATAAAGACTCTGACGGCATCCAGGGATATCACTTTGTAATTAATGTTGAGAAGTCACGCTATGTCAAAGAAAAGTCTAAAATCCCAATTACAGTCAACTATGAGGGAGGTATTAATCGGTGGTCTGGTCTACTGGATGTTGCTATTGACGGTGGTTATATTGCTAAGCCTAAAGTTGGTTGGTACGCTAGGGTAGACAAAGAAACAGGAGAAGTCCTTGCTCCTAATATGAGAGCAGGTGATATTGTTGATAACGCAGACTTCTGGAAAGCTGTGTTTAAGGAAACTGACTTCGCTAAGTATATCAAGGAAAGATATTCAATCGCGCACGGCGCAATCCTATCGGAGGACGAAGATGCTGATCAGTGAATACTGGAGCGAAGATAAAACTAAACGAGCAGAAGTTCATAAGACGAACGGAACGTTCTACGTTATCTTTTATGAAAATGAAATCAACGTTGCTACAGAAAAGTACATCGACAAAAGCCAAAGCTGGGCGGAGGCTGCTGCAGAAAATTATACGATGGGTATCAAGGTGATTCAAAATGGTAAACGTCGTTGACAATCCTGTAGCTCCCAAGTATAATTATATCGAACGTGAAGATATACCTAACTTTTTCTGTCTAAAGATTGAAGAAGGTGAGTTTGAAGGTATTATCTACCATTATGAAAATTTGAAGATTGCCGACGAAGAAGAGGAAGACGGCGGTGCCCTTCTTAACTTCAATTATCATATTGTAGAATCGTTTATTGCCGAAGAAATGATGACCGATAGTATCAAGACAAGATTTGAAGATACTATCGCATCTATTCTTTTTGATATTTTACAGAAACAAGTAGGAAGGATTGGGAATGAAGATCGAACTGACGATTCTAAAGAATCTAGTTCATAACGAAGATTTTGCCCGCAAGACTCTACCATTCCTAAAAGAAGAATATTTCAGCGATTCGTCAGAACGTGTTGTTTATAAGCGGATCGCTGAGTTCATGAATAAGTACAACTCACGTCCAACTCGTGAAGCGATTGGAATTGAGATTGAGTCAAGCACTAATCTAAGCGAAGAAGATCATAAGCGTTCGATGGAACTCGTTCGTGCGCTTGTTGAGCCAGAGCCTGTTACGATGGATTGGCTTCTAGAATCAACAGAAGCATTCTGTCAAGAACGTGCAGTGTTCAATGCAGTTATGGATAGTATCGCTATCCTCGACGGCAAAGATAAGAACCGCACAAAGAACTCCATTCCAGAAATCTTATCAGAAGCTCTCGGTGTATCTTTCGATAGTCATATCGGCCACGACTTCATCGAGGACTTTGAATCTCGCTACGACTACTATCACAGAGTTGAAGAAAAGATTGCATTCGATCTTGAGTATTTTAACAAGATTACTCGTGGTGGTCTTTCTCGTAAATCTTTAAACATTATCCTTGCTGGTACTGGTGTCGGTAAGACATTGGCTATGTGTCATTTTGCTGCAGCAAATCTGTCGATGGGTAAGAATGTTCTGTATATTACAATGGAAATGGCAGAAGAAAAGATTGCAGAGCGTATTGACGCAAATCTATTGAATATTGCTTCGGAGGATCTACAACAACTGCCTCGTGATTTGTACGAGAACAAGATTGCTCGTCTAAAGACAAAGACACAAGGTAAGTTAATCATCAAAGAGTATCCAACTGCTTCTGCGCATGCCGGCCACTTCCGTCACTTACTCAACGAACTAAATCTAAAGCGCAACTTTGTTCCAGATATCATTTACATTGACTATCTAAACATCTGTTGCTCGTCACGCATTAAACCTGGTGCTAATGTAAACTCCTATACATATATCAAGTCTATTGCTGAAGAACTTCGCGGTCTTGCAGTTGAGAAAAATTTACCTATTGTTTCAGCTACTCAAACCACCCGATCGGGTTATAGTAATAGCGATCCTGGACTCGAAGATACTTCAGAGTCGTTTGGTCTACCTGCTACAGCCGACTTTATGATTGCACTCGTAAGAGACGAAGGTATGGATGAGCGTGGGCAAATTTGTGTAAAGCAGCTCAAAAACCGATATAGTGATCCAGCCAATAACAAGAGGTTCTTTGTTGGTGTCGACCGTGTCAAGATGAGACTTTATGACCTTGAGGAATCAGCTCAAGAGGATTTGATTGACGACAATCGTGGCGGAAAGACTAAGCGTTCCGATGCCGTAATGGATAATACCAAATTTGGAATGGAAGATCGTGAAAGAAATAAACCCAAGCCTAAGTTCAATAACTTCAAATTCTGAATGGCTAAATAGCAAAGATATTGACATTGTTTTGCCTATAGAGTATGATAGTTCACTAAGCATTAAGGGAGGTGCCATGATCCCAGACGCTTTAGAATACTATAACGAGGCTAAAATAAGTATTACCGGGGGAGATGCCAAAAAGCGAAACTTCGTAAAGAAGGCTGCTCGCTGGATGCTTGGCTATACTTTAGGTAATCGTCTTGCTACCAATATAAGCCTTTCTATCAACCTTTCAGAAGATTTAAAAAATACCAGTATTTACGGCTCAGTCATTTGGGAAGATGCTAATCATCGACCTAGAGAATTTGATATGGATCTGTGTAACTATCTTAAAGATAGAATGTTGTATCGAGTCCTTGCTCACGAAATAGTTCACATTAGACAATATGCGACAGGTGATTTGAAAGATTTAGCAACTCATGCTGACTACTGTAAGTGGAAAAACAAAATGGTAAAGGCTGAGGGTAGAGGTCGTGGATCTTACTTTGATCTACCTTGGGAAGTAGAAGCTAGAAGAGATCAAGAAATTATTCTTAGGGAATGGAAACAAGTTCACGGATATCACTTCAAACAAAAAACTGGAGAATTGTATTGTGATTACGATGTATAGTAAAGATAACTGTCCTTGGTGTGTTCGTGCTAAGGATTTGATGAATGTGAAAGATGAAGAATATACAGAAATCAAAATCGGTCGTGACATTACTCGTGAAGAATTTATGGAACAGTTTCCTAATGTTCGCTCCGTTCCTTTCTTTATTACATCAAGCGGTTCGCAGATTACAACATACGAAGAGCTAAAAGCGTTTGTTGAAAATCCGGTTCGTAGCAAACCAGTATCATCTCTTTAATCAATCAGCTCTCATAGCTTAGTGGCTAAAGCCAGCCGCTCATAACGGCTTGATCGGGGGTTCGAGTCCCTCTGGGAGCACCATTTTCTAAATAAGAAATGCGCAATTTTATCTTTGCCATAGTATTGTCCGCTACGATGGGCGGCTGCTCATCACTGAATGATGCGTACTCCAATCCATATTATGTTAATGCGACTTGGTATCAGTGCTGTAAATACACAGCATCTGGTGAACGATTTAACCCCAACGGGGCCACAGCTGCACATAGAACGTATCCATTCGGTACTATGTTGCGAGTGACAAATCCTGATAACGGGCGATCCATAGTTGTCAGAGTAAATGATCGTGGTCCTTTTACGAAAGGCGTGGATCTAGACATTTCGAGAGGAGGTGCCCAAGAGTTGGGAATAATTTTACAAGGACGAGCGAAAGTTCGTGTGGAGGAACAACTTACGTCTAGATAAAATACGTCATTATATCTTCCTTTCGTAGCGAAAGCCAAAACAGGAGATAGAATGAAAGTTCTAAAAATAGTAGTAGCAATTCCATTTTTATTCTTAGCTGTGACTGCCGAAGCAGCTCCTAAGTTTACAAATAGAGTTGGATATGATGTAATAGACCTCGAAACTGAGGTTCCAGTTCGTAGAACTGAAAGTAGAAAAAGTGTCGATCCCATTACAGTAGCGAAAAAGTACGAAGGGATGCATGCTTATAAAGATAGAGCGACACTTAAAAGTTTGATGGATATTGATCCCGCAACAGTTGCATGGTGTGCTGGTTTTGTAAATGCAATACTAGAGAAAGCAGGTTTGACGGGAACTGATTCGTTACAAGCTCGTAGTTTTCTAAATTGGGGAACTGCGACCAAGACACCAAAAGAAGGTGATGTTGTGATCTTTACTCGTGGCAGAAGTCGTGAAGCAGGTCATGTTGGATTCTATGTCGGCGAAGAAGTCGTTGATGGAGTCCGTTATATCCTTGTGCTAGGAGGTAATCAACGCAAGGCAGTCAATGTAGCTTACTATCCCGCTCAACATGTATTGGGATATCGCAAAATTGGCTAATGACTAAGGAGGTGCTTGTTTCGTCATTAGTCGGGGGAGCGTGTGGTGCGCTCCCCCTTTTGCATTTATAAATAGCCACATGGCAGATCAAACATCTATTCAGGAAGCAGCTCAAGCTCTATTCTGTGCTATGGCAGACTATACTGGTGCCAGTAAGGTTGCAACCATATTTGATGCTAATATTCATCCGACATATACCATATTCAAAGATTATTGGGATAACAATAACAAAACCAATAAGATCAGTTCAATCTTTTCTAAACAAGTTAATGCACCAGGTGTATCGCTAACAGAAATTGAAAATCTATTCAAGAATGATCTTGGTTGGTATGGTTCTTCAGTCGCTATTGCTCGTCAGTTAATTCTTGATATTGATGATATCAGTAAAAAGTTTAGCAAGATCAAAACACCAAATTGGACAGATATCTACTATGTTCGCGGCGATTCTGATATTATGAAAAATATCGAATTGCTATTCAAGATTGCAAATGATGTACAAAAAAAGACTGGTGGTATTGTTCTTGGAGACGTAAACAAATGGTCACCTGCTGATATTTACTTTGCTTCTCCTGTGGCAAAAGCAACCATTGCTGATCTTTTAACGCAGGCCAAAAAGAATCCTATAACATTCAATAAAATGAATAGTGCTTTAAACAAACTTATCAATGATGGTCAGCTATTACCTGTATCATTAAAGAAGCAACCTGCAAAAGTTCATATTCTAAAAGTTAACTTTGATAGAAAACAGGAACTGGCTGCTATTGAAAAGTATAGCTATATTGGAACAAGCAACTGGAAAGTCTATACAAAAGAAGCTCCACAAACTAGAGATTTGAAAATCTTTTTTGATAAGACATCAAAAACAACACATATCAAAACACGCCACGATGCGTCTGGTAATAAGTTTGTGACTGAAGTTCAAACAACTGGTGCACTAGCACGTGGTGGTTCTATTGGCTCTGTTCAAATTATAGCAACACTTATGAGTGTAATTGATCCTTCTTTTGCATCAAAATTTCAAAAGGCCTATAACGAAGGCTCTGCAGAATTTGCTAAAAGAATGAAAGACAAAGACATGATTAAGTTGAAAGAGAAAGATAAGAAAAAGTTTGATGCTGTTCGCGGTGAATACAGCGCAATGATGGTAACAAACAAAATCTTTCCAATGTATATGAAATGGTTGAATGCTGATCAAAAAAGAGCTGATGCTTATGTACAGCTTATCTACCAATATATAACATCACGCACAGAAGTATCAGGTAGATTTATTATCGCTAAGTAAATTAGGTAACAATGAAAAAGCTCTCCACATTTATTACTGAAGAAAAGAACCTTCACATGGAACACATTGAGGATCTAATCCTCAATGATGGCGTTGCTGGTGCGAAGCAAATTTTCAAGTTCCTTTCTGCTACTCGTGATATGCTTGCCGGTCATACAAAAGCTAGAGTAGCAGCGACTGTCAAGTGGGACGGAGCTCCCGCTATCTTCGCTGGCGTTGATCCTCGCGATGGTAAGTTCTTCGTTGCTAAGAAGGGTATCTTCAATAAGAATCCTAAGATCTATAAGACGACTGCAGAAATCAATGCAGACCTAGAAGGTGATCTAGCTGCTAAGTTTATCGTTGCATTGCGTGAGTTTAAGAAGCTCGGTATCAAGTCTGGTGTATATCAAGGTGACTTGATGTTTACAAAAGGTGACGTCAAGTCAGAAACGATTGACGGTGAAAAGTATTATACATTTCAACCAAACACTATTGTATATGCCGTTCCTGTGAACTCTGCTCTCGGTAAAACTATTGCCAAAGCAAGTATCGGTGTCGTTTGGCATACAACCTACGAAGGCGATAGTTTCGAAAACATGCGTGCTTCGTTCGGTAAAAGTATTGTTAGTCATCTAACTAAAGTTGGTACGATCTGGATGGACGATGCGACTTACAGAGACGTCAGCGGAACTGCTACATTTACCGCAGCTGAAACTACTCGTTTCAATTCAATTTTATCACAGGCTGGTACGATTCTACAGAAGCTTCCAGCAGATGCAGTTAATGCGTTTGCAAATGATGAAGAGCTTCTGATGCGTGTTAAGACATACAATAACTCTAAGGTTCGTGCAGGTGAAAAGATCAATAACACAACTTCACACGTTGCTGGTTTTATTCATTACATGAACGATTACTATCAGAAAGAAGAAGATAAGAAAAAAACTCCAGCTGGTAAAGCTGCGGTCAAACAAAAGAAAATGGCGTCGTTCGGTCCTATTGTTAGAACGCCACTCGTTCAGCTCAAGATGATCTTCGACTTTATGAATCTGGTTGTTGACGCCAAGATGATGATTATATCTAAGATGAACTCCGCTGGTACTATAAGTACATTCCTACGCACTAGCAACGGAATGAAGGTCACTTCACCAGAAGGTTATGTCGCTGTTGATCACTTAACTGGTGGAGCAGTCAAACTGGTAGATAGATTAGGATTTAGTCAAGCTAACTTTAGTCCTGATATTATCAAGGGATGGCAGAGATGAAATCCTTCTCAGAGTTCATTACAGAAGAAACATACAATCGCGAAAAACATATAAAGAAACTAGCTAAGATGGCAAAGACTTTGGAAAACCAAATTCGTAGGACCAACCATAGTTCTAAAAATATGACAACTTGGCGACTTATCAGTAAATACGATGATCTAGTTCAGGAGATAAGAGACAAAGATTATGAGGGTTGGAAAAAGTTCTGTAAAGATCGTGACTGGAGCACATCTCATAGAGGCAATGATTTTCTAGCATAAAGGAGAAGTAAGATGGATATCATTATCGGATTCGCATTAGGTCTAATCGTTGGCTGGAACTTTCTTCCACAGCCATCTTTTATAAAAGGTTGGATCGACAAGCTACGCTCAAAGTAATCTGACCCGCGTCAACAAAGACTATTATAATGTATAGTATTGTGATTGTCAAGTCTTTTTATAAATAAGAGAGCAGAAAGCTATGGCAATCCTGCTCTCAATTTGTTTGCGGTCAGGCTACGGCAATCCCGCGAGGAGAATATGAAGAAAGTCGTTTTTACATTTGGGCGTATGAATCCGCCCACGACTGGACACCAGTTGCTTGTCAATAAGCTGGTGGCTTATGCTCGTCAGATTGGAGCAGCTCCTCGCGTTTATCTTTCTCACTCAGTCGGTCCAAAAGATCCCCTACAATACGATAAGAAGATTGCGTTTGCACGAGCGGCATTTGGTTCGCTTGTAAAAAAGTCAAATGCACGTCATGTTATAGACATTCTCAAGTCACTTGAAAAAGAAGGCTATACTCACGTCACGATGTTCGCTGGTTCAGATCGTGTACCTGAGTTTACCAAACTTCTTACAAAGTACAACGGCGACTTATATAACTTTGAATACATCGAAGTAAAGTCGGCTGGCGAACGTGACCCAGACGCTGATGACGTATCTGGAATGTCAGCGTCAAAGATGCGTGCTTTGGCTAAAGATGAAAAGATTGCAGAGTTTATTCGTGGTGCACCAAATACACTTAAAGCTGCACAAGCAAAGAATATGTATATGGCAGTACGTAAAGCTTTACTAGGAGAAGACGTAATGGAATATGGTCAGAACGAACGTTTTCTTGAATTTATCTTTGAAGGAGATACTAAAGAAGATGATCTATCTGATTTTCCTTCTGACGGTGAAATCGCAAAACAATTTGATGATTTAGATGCTGACGATCTTGATCTTGATGACGCAGATGCAATGATGCTTGATATTATTCTTGACGATGAAGAATCAGAAAAAGAAGAAGTTGAAGAGGCAAGAGTCCTTGGTATTCAACAGCGTCAAAAACTATCACAGCGTATGAAGGCTATGTCGAAGCGTCTTGCTCGTTTGCGTGAAATCAAGCGAAAGCAAATGCCAGCACAAAAACGTTTAAAGATGCGCGCTCGCAAGGCTGCTCTTATGCTTCTTCGTAGACGCGCGACTGGCAAAAAGAATTTAGATTATAATTCACTTTCGCGTTCACAGCGTATCGCAGTAGACACAGCTCTCGTGCAACGCTTTGGTAATAAACTTAACTCGCTTGTTGGTCGTTTGGCAACACGCCTTATGCCTCGCGTTCGTAAGCAGGCACAAGAATATGTAAAGAAGGCAAAGGAAATGAAAGAACAGGTTGTTGATCCAAAGAAGAAAACACAAATTCCTGATCAGGCTAAAGATAGTCCGTTAAATTTGGATGCACTCAAGATTAATATTCTTGATACCGATCCTCAAAAGAACGACCGTGTTGCTCCAGATCCTAAGACTGCACATCTTCACAAAAATCGTGCGGCAACACACTTTAAGACTGTTGACGAAGGACGTAAGGCCGCCGGCGATATGCATGTTCGTGATGCAGGCGATACAAATATTGTATATCAAATGCGTAAGATTATCAATTCTCGTGGTGATCATGAGACAGTATTTGCTGATGGCAAAAAAGCAAACATCTCTGTGGCTGATGCCAAAAAGATGATCGCTCATTTTGACGCTTTACGTATGCCTGCTGATAAACACGACTTTACAGTTCAAGCAGGTAAATCGCTGTCGTCTTTCCGCGATATTCTTTCTCATGGTTATAAGAAGCCAGCCGACAAAAAGATATCGCTCGGTGGTAAATCATTTAAGGAATTTTATCTTGGTGTAGGTCGTTCGCGCACTGTATCAGCATACGATAATGATGAACCACCAGGAACTCGTCGTATTGCTGAAGTAGCAAAAGACGAAGATCGCCCAGAAGATCCAAACCGCTCACGTCCACTTTCACAAAAGATGGATGTTTTGATGCGTCTTGGTCTTGTTGACTCAGATGAACTTCAGAAGTATCGTCGTGCACTGCGTTCGTCTAAAAAGTTTGCACTTCAAAGTCCAGAACTGCGTATGAAGTTGGCTGATCTACTCGACAAGCTAATTGATCTTACAACCAAGGATCCAGCAACTTATTCTCGCGTTCGCTACAACGTAGTAACAAAAGAAGCTATGGCACTTCTTAATAAAGCTGAAAAGTCTGGCGTTGATGTAGATATTATCTTTGAAGTATTCTCTCGCGGATATAATACTAATGAAGATATCAACGAAGCATTCGCTCGTGTTAACTCATTCATTGCTGGCGGAAAGGCTGCTGACATGGATAATGATCTTTCTGAAAAAGTAAATCTACCTCATAAGTATCGTGCAGGTCTTTCTGATAAAACAGCCGCTGCTCGTAAATCTCATTGGGATAAAATGAGTAAATATTCCGATAGAGATCCTCGTGCATACGAGCCAGCACCTGGTGATGCTACTGCTAAAACCAAACCATCTAAACATACACTAAAGTATAAGAGAATGTATGGAGAAGAAGTTATGGACGAAAGTTCCGATTCAGGATTGGCAGCAAAAGCTAAGAAGTCTGGGGTTTCACTTTCTACACTAAGAAAAGTATATCGCCGTGGTGTAGCTGCTTGGAACTCTGGACATCGTCCAGGTACAACTCCACAGCAATGGGGAATGGCTCGTGTCAACTCTTACATTACAAAAGGCAAGGGAACATACCATGGTGCAGATAAAGATTTGCGTGAAGAAGATATTGATGAAGCATGTTGGGATACACACAAGCAAGTTGGTATGAAAAAGAAAGGAGACCGTATGGTTCCTAACTGCGTTCCTAAAGAAGAACAGGTCGACGAAGTTCTTGATACAACAACTGCTCGTATGGACTATCTCCAGAAAGCAGGAAAGCAGATGTATGGTAAGGGATCGGCTGATGCTAAGTCACAGACTTTCAAGAAGCGTCTTGCTGGTGCAAAGTTGTTCAACAAAATGACAGATCGTAAGCCAAAAGTTCCTCTGCATAAGGAAGCTGTATCAGATGCTGCTCGTGCAAAGCTTGGTGATGTTGCAAAGAAGCACGGCGGAAAGGTTGGTTTTAGTTCTACCACATATAAGAACGGTAAGAAAGTTACAACTCATGGTCACTATAATGAAAAGGGTGAAAGAGTTGTAACTCATACAACCAACGAAGGATGGATTTCACTCGGCGCAACTAAACCAGGCGGAAAGCCAAGATCATTCGTAACAGATAAATCAAAGTATGTAAAGAAGAAGGGTGTTGAGCTGCGCGATCCAGATCCAAAGCCATCGCCTGCTGACAAGAAAGCTCGTTTTAACGAATCTTTTTCTGAACAGCTTTCTACACACGAACCAATACCTCTACACAAAAGAGCAAAGCGTGTTAAAAGTTTTCATGCTTGGGAACCAAAAGCAATTAAATATAATGACGAATCTATTCAACGTACAGCAGATGTAAAAATGGTAAAAACAAAACTACCTGATGGTCGTATTGTTTATCGTAGAGAACGTGCAGTTACAAATGTACAACAAGAAATGTATACTGGTTCAGAACCAGTATCAGGTAATAGAGCAGATCCAGCAAATCGTTTTGTAGGAACTAATGCTATTCGTCAGAACTATGCTTCTGTAACGCCTGGTCAGGGATCAGCAGCTGGTGAAATCGCAGTTGCTAAGTTTGCACCAGAAAAAGTAGATTATACTTCTTCTATGAAAAAGAAAACACATACAGAAGTAGATCAATCAAAAGACAATGCTGGCAAAAAACATTTAAGTGATATTCGTAAAGCACTTGGCGGTATTCGCGAATCGAACGATCTAAATGAATCATTCTCTGCTGGATTTGAACTAGCGCCATTTGCACGCGACTATGGAATGAGAGTTCAATCTTCTTTTGAACATCATCCTAGTGTTCAAGAAGAACTTGATGCGCAAGAAGATGGAGTAAATGAAGCTATATATCAGGGACGTCAAGTTCCTCTTAACAAACCAATGAAAGGCGATGTTAAGAAATCTAAGGTCTATGTAAGAGATCCGTCAACGGGTAACATAAAGAAGGTAAACTTTGGTGATAAAAATCTAAGTATTAAAAAAGATCAACCTGCTCGTAAGAGATCATACTGTGCTCGCTCAAGCGGTCAGGGTAATCTAACCAAAAAGACCAGTGCTAATTACTGGTCGCGTAGAGCATGGAATTGTTAATATAGGAGAAATGAAATGATGAATGATATGTATATTTGGGGTGGTATTGCTCTTGCTGTTATTGTTTTTGGATGGTTGGTATGGCCTAAGGATGAAAAGCCTGCACAGTTGGATCCAGTAAAGCCTGAGCCAACTCCAGAACCAGTAAAGGAAGCACCAGTGGCTACAACTAAGAAGGCAACAAAGAAAGCAGCTGCTCCTAAGAAGGCTGCTCCAGCTAAGAAAACACCTGCTGCTAAGAAGGCTCCAGCTAAGAAGGCTAAGAAGAAGTAATGGAAGAACTTGTAGAATCGCTCAAGAAATGTCTCGCTTCCACGTTTGCGTTCTATCTTAAGGCGCACAACTATCACTGGAACGTAGAAGGTCATAGCTTCTCGGAGTATCATACCTTCTTGGGTGATCTCTACGCTGAAGTATGGGGTGCGGTTGATCTTATTGCAGAACACATCCGCACCCTCGACGCTTATGCTCCTGGATCGTTCACACGTTTCCAGCAGCTCTCTTCAATTGAAGACGAGATGAGTGTACCAACTGGTCGTATGATGATGGCTAAGTTGCTCGCTGACAATCAACGTATTCTTTCTGATCTTATGGCTGCTCATCGTGCAGCAGAAGCTATGGGTAAGCGCGGTATTGTAAATTTCCTTGAAGATCGTATCGACATTCACGAAAAGCATGGTTGGATGCTACGCTCATTTACTAAAGGCGAATAATGGCTCAGTTTAGAACCGATACGAGTAGATATCTGAATAACTGCAACACGATCTTTGAGGTCGTGATGCTTGCTGATCCTTATGGAAATCGTATTGGTCCTGCTAATCCATCAGGTGTAGCAGTTGATGCGTTTGGACGCGCACGTGTAACAACACCACTCACATTATTCGATTCATCACATAGATATCGTGATAACGGTGAATGGGCTACATCAAATACAGTTGGAACAACTTATACTTTCAATCAAAATGAAGGCTTAGTTAAACTAAATGTAACAACTAGCGCAAATCAAGAAATCATTCGCGAAACTAAGAAAGTGTTTTCTTATCAGCCAGGTAAGTCGTTACAGATTCTAAACACGTTTGTAATGGCTTCACCAAAAACTGGATTGCGTCAGCGTGTCGGATACTTTGGTGCAAATAACGGTATCTATCTTGAACAATCTAACAGCGATATTTACTTTGTGGAAAGAAGCTGGTCTACTGGATCACTAAAAGAAACACGAGTAAGTCAAGCAAATTGGAACGTAGATACACTACTTGGCGCAGCAAATACAAGTCCATCGCATAAAACTTTAGATTTGACTAAAGCTCAAATTATGTTTACCGATATTGAATGGCTTGGGCTTGGTACAGTTCGTTGTGGATTTGTTATCGACGGTCAGTTAATTCACTGTCACTCATTTCATCATGCGAACTATATCACATCAACGTATATGACGACGGCTTCGCTGCCGCTGCGTTACGAGATTAAAAATACTGCTGTTACCGCAAGCAATAGCACGCTCAAGCAAGTGTGTTCTTCAGTTATTTCAGAAGGCGGATACGAGCTTAGAGGAACACAACAGTCTATTTCTCTTCCAGTAAGTTTACCTAGAGATCTAGCTGTTGCAAATACTTCGTATCCTGTAATTTCATTACAGTTAAAATCAACACCAGATAGACTTGACGCCATAGTCATTCTTACAGCGCTTAATCTATTTGGTATAGGTAACAACGGAAGATTTAGATATCAAATTGTTGTGGGTGGTACGTTAACAAGTCCTTCGTGGGTTTCCGCTGGATCTGATTCGGCTGTAGAGTATGATACATCAGCTACGGCTATAACAGGTGGAGCTGTAAGAGCCACAGGATATTTTGCATCAACTACTCAGTCAGCTACACCAGTTGATGCGCTCAAAGAAGCGCTGTTTAGATTTCAACTTTCACGAGATGGTTTGACAAGAACACCAGTTCCGCTGTCTCTTGTTGTAGCATCTGTAAATGCTGGAGATGATGTATTAGCTTCTGTAGATTGGGAAGAAATTTCAAGATAAGGAAAACAAATGTCGTATCGTAGCTTAGAAAACACTATTCGTGATGCTACTCGCTCTAAGGTAGAACAGCAGCCTGTTGCTAAACTACATGAAGAAGTTGATGACGAAGGCAACATGGCAAAAGGCGAACTTCGCATGATCGCGTCGCGCGCGCAGGAACTTATTTCTATGCTTGACGATAACACACAGCTTGAGGGATGGGTGCAGAGCAAGATCACCAAAGCTGAAGATTATATTAACTCAGTTTACGATTACATGAAGGGTCAGAAAGGAAACTAAAATGTCAATAGATCCAAACAAGTTTGGTCTTACACCATCTCTATTAGAAACTGTTAAAGAAGCTCTCAAAGGAGATCAGCACAAGCTTGACGTTGCTGAGCCAAAAGGAAAGCTGACATCAGCAGACTTCAAGAAGTTGCGCGGCGAAAGCGCAAAGCCAGACTATCTAGATTTCGATAAGGATGGTAACAAAAAAGAGCCAATGAAAATAGCTCTTAAACAAAAGAATGAAGTTGCTGACGGTAACAAAGCAAACTTCAAAGCAAATATGAAAGAAGACGCAGAAATTGTTGAAGCAGCACCACCGCCAGCACCACAACCAAATGTTGGTGCAGCTATGGATGCTCGTAAGTCTGAAGTACAGCGTAAGATTGCACAAAAGCAAGCTGCTCATCAACAAGCAAAAGCTAATAGACGTATTTCTGGTACAATGAAAGAAGCAGGCGGCAAGTGCAGCTGCGGCGAAGATAACGGATCAAAAATGAAGTGTGAAGTACATGGTGGTCCACGCAATAGACAAATGGTAAAGGGTGGAAAAGAACAAATTGTTGTCAATCCACCACTCAAGGAAGCTGGTGAACTACCTAAGAAGGTTGTTACTAAAGGTCACGAGATTGCTAAGTCGCTAATCAAGCATCGTGCTAAGGTTAAGTCTCCTTATGCAGTAGGCATGGCAACAGCTAAGAAATCGGCTGGTATCAAGGAAGATGCAGAGCAGGTCGATGAAGTTAGTGCAGAAGTAAAGAAGAACAATCCTCTGGTCTTTGGAGATAAGAAGAAATCAAATCCTCTTGTTTACGGTGACAAAAAGAGAGACAATCCTTTAGTTCATGGCGACAAGAAAAAGTCTAATCCCCTTGTTCATAGAGAAGATATACAGGTTGATGAGGCAACAAAAAGTGGTGATGCTAGTTGGAGAGTTCCAAGTCATGTTAAGAAACATTTAGAAGATAAGCATGGACCTGCGCATTCAATTCATATATCTTCGGATGGATCAAAGATACAGCATATTGTTCGTCATCTTGATGACGACGGACACGATTCTTATGAAACTAGAACACATAGTTATAATGGCAAAGCGCCAGTCAAAGATCGTGCTGTTGGTAAATTGCTGAAGCATACAAAACCACGTATGAAATAAAGAATGAATAAAAAAGACTAAATACTAATCTATATTATGCCGAGTAGTCGCTAACACGAAAAGCGGAAAGGAAAAGACAAATGGCACTTTGGGGTTTTTCAAGAGAATCAGGTCAGGTAGCATCTGGTGCAAATACAGTAGCCGGTATCGTAAAGGGTTATCGCCCTCTTCCAGTTGCTTCTGGTTCACAAGCTGACGGTACAACCAACATCCAGGTTGCTAATAAGCGCAACGTGATTGCAACCGATAAGGGTTGGGTTCGTCGTCAGAATCGCGTAGATACACACGGCAACGTTCGTCAGTTTGACGAAGTCCTTGTTGCTGCGTCTCCTGGATCAGGATTCAACTACAATGCAAATACCTATCTGGGCAATCCAGATATCGTAGAAATCTACGTCAAGACAAACGCAAATAACGTAATCTCAGCAAACGTATCTGCTAACCTCTACGTTGTGTTCAATATGCCAGTTGCATTCAAGGCATCTGGTAATACAATCACAATCAATCTTGCTAACACAGCTGGTGGTAACAACGGTGTTGCTCGTTATATGGGCGGTCGTGCAAATACAGCTAACAACGTTCTTGTATTCACAATGCCTAAGCTGCAAGGTGGCACAGGATCTGCTAAGGCAACATATCATGTCAATGCTCAGTCTCTGGCTGTAACAGGTGGTGGTAACTCGCTTTACTATCCAGAAGCTGGTTCGAACGCAACAAAGCATGCTGCTAACCTTGTGATTACTGGTGCTGTTGCTAATAACCTGTCAAACGGTTGGGGTAATCGTATTATCAACTTTACAGTATCACCTAAGGGTATTTAATCGGATCGGGGTCGCTAAATGGCTGACAAGAAGGTAACACAACTTACAGCGTTGACGACAACAGCGGCTCCAGATCTGCTGATGATCGTTGACGATCCAAATGGAACACCAGTATCGAAGAAGATTACAGTAAAGAACTTCTTCGGTGCTGTTCCGTCAAATACGGTATTTAGTGCAAACGTAACTATATCTGGCAACAGAGTTCAGCTTGCGTCGAACGTGAACATCACAAAGACGCTCACTGCCAACACAGTCAAGATTACATTTGGTTCCACACCTGCGTCAAACAATGCTACAACTGTAGGTATGGCTGTAGGTGAAATGCGTTTCACAAATACTCATTTGTACATTGCAGTAAATGCAACAACTATTAAGAGAGTAGCACTGGATACATTCTAATATGATTAATAAAGTGATTGAGTTTCTTTTAGATAATGATGCAGATGAAAATGCTCATAGCGGCCGTAACTTGTTAAATCATCTTTTAGGTACGGCCGAGCTACTAATGGAATGGAAATGCGATAAAGATTTAGTTCTTGCTGGGCTTTGTCATTCAATTTACGGAACTGATTCTTATCACACTGTTACAATTGATCCATCAAGGCGTGACGAAGTTCGAGCCTTGATTGGTGAAAAAGCAGAAAAGCTTGCTTGGGAATTTGGTAATCGAAAGAATCCACGTATAGTATCGTTTATTGAAAACAAAGAAACCGATTTAGTTGTTATTGAGTGTGCGAATCTAATAGAGCAGAAAGTTGAGCCTCATAATTTGGCTGCTGCTCTTGTTCTTGATTTACCAGAAACAGTTCGCGAAAGCGTAAACAACTATCTAGGAACATACTAATGTCTATCGAAGCAGCAGGATCATATGTCGCAGCTAAGTCTGCCTCAGCAGCAGGCGGATTGCTTGGCGGATTGACTATGTTTGCATTTATGCGTCCTAAAACAATTTTAGATGCCACTATTCGCGGCGGTGTATGTACTGGTACAGCAATTATTTTTGCTCCTATTTTGTGCGAATGGTTTGATGCTAGATTGAGTGTAGATCATCTTTTAGCAGCCGGAGCAGTTATTGGATTTTTAGCGTGGGGTGTGTTGTCGATGACAGCACGCTTTTTTATTAAGGCAGATGCAGCCAACAAGGATATCGTGGAGGCTGCACAAGAAATTAAAAAGTGAGATGAAAGGTAAATTGGACGATTCAAACTTCTTTCTTTATGCGGCACATCATTATTCTAATCCATGTGTAGATCAACAAGAGTTTATAGACGATTTAAATAGAATTAAAAATCTTCGCAGACTTTTTGGTCGTTATGAAAAACATGGTGAACTTAAAGAAAGATTGATACTAAATCATTTGATGGTGCTATACAATGTGTTTGAGCATAAAGCTTTAACGCGGATGTTGGTATTCAAGCTATATGATCAGTTGCATATTTTGAAGCCATTTCTTATGCTACTTAACTATTGGCCTGAGATTGTAGAAAATATTGGTAGTGATAATTTAACTATTAGATCAAACGAAGTTGTTATGGATATGCGAGTTGTTGATGTTCTAAGGAAAATCTAATGCTCGACGAAGTATCTCCAAAGCTCGTAGGAAAAGTCAACAAAGCTCGTCTAACGACTCCAGCTAAGTCACCTGCTGCGCGTGAGACTTTGCGCAAAGCTGTAAAGAAAGCATGGCTGAAATCTAAAGTTGGCATCGTTAAAGAAGATCTGGGTGGCGGAGATGGTTCTCCTACAACTGGTGGTATCGCAAACGTAGCAGGACCAGAAACAAGCACATCAAACGTTCATTGGAGCAAGCGCCAACCTAACATGGGTCCGAAAGGTCCAAAGAAAAAGTATGGTCAGCCAATGATGTTTAAAGCAGTCATGCGTCGTAAGATGACTGGAGAACAAACAGTATTCTATAAAGCACTCGGAAAGCGCGTGAAAGCAGTAAGTCGCACGAGCGCAATGGGAGGTGGTAGTGATGGATCAGGCGGAAACGGTGGAGGCGGCGGAGGTAACGGAGGCGAAAGTGTTCAGCGCGAACACATCGTCAAAGTCGGTAGTCAGTACCGCCTCGTCTCAAAATCGTCAGGAAAAAATCTCGGAACGTATCCTTCGAGGGCGGGCGCAGAGAAACGAGAACGCCAAGTCCAGTATTTCAAACACAAAGGATAAGCGTATGGGTATCGGTATTAAGATAGCGATTGCTGCCATTCTGTTCTCAGTTATCTCTGGTGGATACTTCTACATCGAAGCTCTACAAGGTAAACTGGAAGCAGCTAAAGAAGTGCAGCAACGCATGGAAGGCGTAATCACTCAACAGAAAATGGTCATGGAACAAACTCAACGTGACCTCAAGCGCATGGGTGAAATCAATCAAGAAGTTGCAGCCAAAGCTCAGGCTGCACAGAATGAAGTCAATGCTCTTACTCGTAAGTTCTCAAGACTAGATAATATAGCAAAGAATCCGCCATCTGATACAGAAAATCGTGTCAATCGTGGCACAAGAGATGCTTTGCGTTGTAATGAATTGGTAACAGGTGCACCATTGACAGCCGAAGAAAAAAGCGGTAAGATTAGAAACAATATCTGTAATGATCTGATTCAGGCTCAGCTGCCCAAGAAGGAGTCAGCCCAATGAAAGTAGTGATTGCTGGGCTTTGTGCCCTATTCCTTGCTGGTTGTGACGAAACGACCAAAGTTTTTGATAAGCCAGTTCTCGTAGAACGAGCAGAACTTATTCTACCTCCAATCAATTCAATTAGTCAAAGCGAGATGAAATGGATTGTCATCACGCCTGAAAACTATGCAGCCAAAGTACAGGAACTTAGTGGTAAAGGTGATGTTGTTCTCTTTGCTTTGACTGCGCAAGGCTACCAAGCTTTGTCTATAAATGTGGCTGAGTTGCGTAAATACATCCAACAACAAAATGCCGTAATTGCAGCCTATAAAGATTATTATAAGCAGCAGGAGCAGAAATAGTCTTGACATTCTTCATTGAACTTATTATAATGAATTTATGTCTATTGTCACTGACCATAAGTATGCACAGATAATCTCTACCAAACTTCTGCTATTCAAGCGGAAGTCTGATAGGGTTTATAATTTCCGTTGTCCTTTCTGTGGCGATTCACAGAAGAACAAGTTGAAGGCGAGAGGCTATCTGTTTGAGAAATCAGGTGGACTCATTTACAAGTGTCATAATTGCGATGTTGGTACTAATCTTGGTAAACTTATTGATCTCGTTGATCCTGGTCTTGCCAAATCATACAGACTAGAATCATACAAAGATCGTATTGCCACAAACATTGTGGACGATACTTTTGTTATTCCAAAGACAGAAGTAGAACGACCTTCTATTATTCTTGACGAGATGCTATCTCGTCTTGATAAACTTCCTGCACATCATCGTGCAGTTGAGTATGTTAAAGCTCGCCAGATTCCAAAAGAACGCTGGAACGATTTATACTACACAAAAAATTACAAAGAGCTTGAAACGTTGAATCCAGCCTACGAGGGGCGTCTGGTAGCAGACGAACGGCTTGTGATTCCGTTTCGACGCGAGGATGGGTTACTTACTGGCGTTACAGGTCGCGCTATGGGTAACTCATCCTTGCGTTATGCTACACTTCGTATTACTGATGATCCTCTAATCTATGGCCTTGATCGCGTGGCTAGAGGAAAAACTATATATGTCACAGAAGGTCCAATCGACAGTATGTTTCTCGACAACTCGATAGCTGCTGGCGGTACAGACTTTAATAGAGCTTTGTATAATGTCTCTGGTGAGAATGTTGTCTTGATATTTGATAATCAACCGCGAAACAAACAAGTCGTAAAGCGTGTCGAATCATTTGCTCAACGAGGCTATTCTATGGTTATTTGGAATTCAAGTTGGACATATAAAGATATTAACGACGCAGTTTTATCTGGACTTAGTAATTCACAGATTGAGTTTATACTAAATAAATCCACGTTTAAGGGCCTCGCCCTTAAACTGGCAATCCGAGATTGGAAGAAGTGCTAACACAGAGCAACTCTGTGAACAATATTATATTGTCCGAACAAGAAGAAACGGAGTAACCATGTCAAATTCTTTACCGACCCTTTATCAACAGTTCATTCATCTTTCACGTTATTCAAGATTTTTGTGGGATCAGGGTCGTAGAGAAAGTTGGGAAGAAACAATCGGACGTTTCTTTGACTTCTTTGAATCACATCTAAAAGAACAGCACAACTACGACATCAAGAATCTGCGCAAGGAACTCGAAGATGCAGTTCTTTCACAGAAGATCATGCCTTCAATGCGTTGCGTTATGACTGCTGGTGAAGCACTGAAGCGTGAGAACGTTGCTGCTTATAACTGTTCATACGTTGCTGTCAATAGCCCACGTTCATTTGACGAAATTCTTTATATCCTTATGAACGGAACTGGCGTTGGTTTCTCTGTCGAGTCAAAGGATGTAGAACAGCTCCCAATTATTGCAGAAGATTTCCATCCATCAGACACAACCATTATGGTTGCAGACTCAAAGCTCGGTTGGGCTAAAGCGCTCAAGGAACTCATTCATCTTCTCTACTCTGGTCAGATTCCTCGTTGGGATCTATCCAAGATTCGCCCAGCAGGAACACCGCTCAAGACTTTCGGTGGTCGTGCATCTGGTCCAGAACCACTCGACGCTCTATTCAAGTTTTGTGTTGACGTATTCAAGAAGGCTTCTGGTCGTCGTCTAAACACATTGGAATGCCATGACATTGTATGTAAAATTGCTGATATTGTTGTTGTGGGTGGCGTTCGTCGTTCTGCTCTTATTTCTCTTTCAGATCTGAATGACGACCGTATGCGCACAGCTAAGTCTGGTCAGTGGTGGCTTGACGAATCACAACGTGCGCTTGCTAACAACTCCGCTATCTACAAAGAAAAACCTGATATGGGTATTTTCATGGAAGAGTGGAAGTCGCTCTATGAATCTAAGTCTGGTGAGCGTGGTATCTTCAATCGTGCAAGCGCGAAGGCTACTGTAGCAAAGCACGGGCGTCGCGATCCTAACTACGACTTCGGAACTAATCCTTGCTCGGAAATTATTCTACGCGACAAGGAATTCTGTAATCTGTCAGAAGTTGTTATTCGTGAAACTGATACAATGGAAACTCTGAAGGAAAAGGTCTATTGGGCAACTATTCTTGGAACATGGCAGTCAACGCTAACCAACTTTAAGTATCTCTCATCATCATGGAAAAAAAATTGTGAAGAAGAACGCCTTCTCGGCGTTTCAATGACAGGAATCATGGACAATGACCTTACCAACGGAAAGATTCCAGGACTCGCAGAAAGACTCGAACAGCTCAGAGCAATCGCAGTCGAAACCAACAAGAAGTTCGCTAAGGAAATTGGTATCCCTCAATCAGCTGCTGTTACTTGCGTTAAGCCCTCTGGCACTGTTAGCCAGCTTACTGATGCTGCTTCTGGTATTCACGCACGCCATAATCCATACTATATTCGAACTGTTCGCGCCGACAAGAAAGATCCGTTAGCAGCTCTTATGATCGACGCTGGTGTTCCAGTTGAAGATTGCGTGATGCGTCCAAACAACGTCTATGTGTTCTCGTTCCCAATGAAGGCTCCAGAGAATGCTGTATTCCGTCAGGATATGTCTGCTATCGAACAGCTGGAACTCTGGGTTACTTATCAGGATCACTGGTGTGAACATAAGCCATCTGTCACGATTTCTGTTAAGGAACATGAATGGCTCGACGTTGGTGCGTGGGTCTACAATCACTTCGATAAGATGTCAGGTGTTTCGTTCCTCCCATTCAGTGAGCACGTCTATAAGCAAGCTCCTTATCAGGATTGCTCGAAGGAAGAATACGAAGCGTTCGCTGCTAAGATGCCTAAAAACATCGACTGGAGCAAGCTCAAGGATTATGAAAAGACTGACACTACAACTGGAGCGCAGGAACTTGCTTGCGTTGCTGGTGGATGTGAGATTTAATCAATGCCTGATAAGGATCTTACCTGTCCCTGTGGAGAGCACGATTATCTAGTTTCTTATGAAGGTCGTGGCAAAAAAGAACAACCAACTTTCTGTCCCTTTTGTGGGGCAGACGGAGCAACCGAAGGTATAGAGCTAGAGGAAGATGAGGATGATGAATGAATCGTTAATGAGTATCAATGAGCGTTATAATAGCTTATTAGATAGAATTGACAATATAAAGGCCAGTCTACACTTGCTAGCAGCAGAAGAACTAAATGCTGCTTCCAATGAAATTAACAAGTTGGAAGCTATTCTGAAGCAGCTTGAAGATTTGTATCCAGAAGAGGTATCTGGTCATACTATATAAAGTATGGCTACCTATGATAACCCGTGGACATTTAACGGAAAAGAGTTTGACAGTGAAGATATCGGAACCTCGTATGGGTTTGTGTATGTTATTACAACACCGGAAGGCCAGAAGTATATCGGAAGAAAATACTTCTGGTCTATCCGTAAAGCCCGTGGAAAGAGTCGCCGCCAGCGATCCGAATCCGACTGGAAAACATACTATGGATCCAGT